GCATCTCGTTTCAACGAACGATTCATATATCCTCAAAATGTATGCGACACTTTGAGGAGCGTAGGAAGTTTATATCTGACAAAATACCCGAGAAAGTTAAATCAACGAGAGAAGATTAGTGTTGCGAGTTTCCCACAAGATTTCAAGGTGCAAGGATTAGGCATTGATTTCTTTGTTGGTATGTCAGTCTCTCCAGTCCAAATGGCCCATATTGCGGACGCAATCTATAACCAATGGTTGAAACCGTGCAAGAGAGGTGACGAATGACTGACCGCGAAGTCATCGAGGAGTGCTACCGCCTCGTCGCCGCCCTGCGTGACGGCAAGCGCGAGCGCGCCATTCGCCGCCTCCTCGCCTATCACCTCGGCGAGAAGCGTTGCGCCGAATTGAAGATGGAAGCCCGTCCGCTTAAATGACCGCCATCGAACAGATTCGCGCCGCCGCTTCCAACGGCCTGACAGCAGCCGAAATCGAAGCGGGCATCATCCGCCGTTCGATGACTGACGCGGAGCGAACGGCCTATCACGCGGCGCGCGGACACTGGAAACTGAAGGAGGCGCAACGCAAGGCGCAAAAGAAAGCGGCAGGCGCAATGTCCATAGCGGAGAACAGCCGCCGATGGACGGAGAAGCAATACAATCTTGAGCCGAAGATCAAAGAAGCCGTCGCCGCTCAAACCACCGCGCAACTTCGCCGCCGTCGACGCGCCCTTTCTTCTCTCTACGATTTCATATGCACCTATGGCGTCGGCTCTATCTGCGACTACGCCCCGCCGAAAGAGATGCGTCCCACTCTCGACACGATGGAGTCCGTGGCGACCGAGGCGGGCAAGTATCAGATAATGATGTCGCGCGGTTTTGGCAAGACCACCTTCGTCACTGCGCTCGCCGTCTACATGGCGGTCAATGGCGTCTACTCGTTCGTCGAGATCATCGGCGCGACGGATGACAAGGCGAAGGACATCTTCAAGACGATGATGTGCATCTTCGAGGGGGAGGCGTTCCGCGAGGACTTCCCCGCGCTCGCGATTCCCTTCAAGGAGGCGGACGGCAACTCGATCCGCATGGCTCGGCTCACCTACGGCGGCGAGAAGGTCAAAATGGAGCAGACTGCCAACCATTGCATTCTGCCGACGATCCCCGGCGAGGTGTGGTCTGGGGCGAAGTTCGTCATTCGCGGCATCACGGCACGCAACCTTCGCGGATTGAACATCAAGGGCGACCGCCCGGACTTCATCATCCTCGATGACGTGCAGACGGACGCGATGGCGAAGAACCCGCAACAGATTCGGGATACCTTGAAGACCATCAACCAGACGATTCGCGGTCAGTTCGCGCACCACAAGTCCGGCACGATGATCATGACGGCGACGCCGATCCTCACGGGCGACCTCACCGAGCAGATCAAGGACGACCCCGCGTGGATCACGAAGGTCTACCCGATGATGCGATCAATGCCGACGAACCGCGAGGCGTGGGATGAATACGCGAAGGTGTTGCGTGCGGAGACAGCCGCGCTTGCAATCGGTGAGAAGCCGAAACAGACGGCGAACGCCTACTATAAGAAGCACCGAAAGACTCTCGACGATGGCGGCGAACCCTTCTCTCCTCATACATTCAACCGCGCGAATGAGCTGTCCGCGATTCAACACGCGATGAACATCATCTTCGGGTCGAATGACGGCGAGGAAGTATTCGCCGCCGAATATCAGATGAACCCACGGCGCACGGCGACGGTGTATGAAATCAGCTACAAGAATGTTTTGCAGAACGCGAACAACGTGCCGATGCTGACTGTTCCTCGCGGACTCACGCGCATCGTCGCGTCCGTTGACGTCATGAACACGGCTGGTCTCCGTTGGGAGATCATGGCAATCGGCGCAAATCGCACTTGCGCCGTCATTGGCTACGGACGCTGGCCTGCGAACAACGAGCCGATCTACAACCCGACGGACGCAAAGGCAATTCGTGATACGAAGATCGTCAACGCCATCGAGGAACTGACTGACGAACTCTCGGGGCGGTTTTTCGTAGGACAGGACGGCCAGCGGTACTCAATCGGCGCAATCGGCATCGACTCCGGCTGGCTCACGCGCCCGATCTACGCCTTCTGTACTGCGCATCCGAAGTGCATCGCGATGAAGGGTGTTCCGTGGCAGTCGTTCCGTCCGCGCAACCTTCGCGGCGAGATACTGCCGGGGATCATCGAGGCGACGGACTGGTGCTATGAGCGCGACGTCGGCTACGGACGGTTTCTCGCGTTTCATTCAGACTTCTGGCGCGAGACGGCGCAACGCTCGTGGTTCAAAGCTCCGCTTCAGCGCGAGTCACTCTCCGTTAACGGTGACGCGGTGGATCATCTGCAATTCGCGCAGGAGAACGTCGCGGATATGCTTGTCGAGAAGGACAAGACGCGAGCCGGGGTCGAGACATGGAAGTGGTCGTGCAATTCAGCGAACCATTTGGGAGACTGCACGACGATGTGTCTCGCGCTCGCCCACTGGAAGCGCGCCTATTCCGTTGGCGGCGATTCTGACGCTAGATCCGTTGACGCGCCTTCCGCGCCGATCCAGGAGGGGAAGCTCCCGACTTTCGCGCAATTGCGCGCCGCAAGAATGACGCAATGCATTTGATTTGATTCTCGCATTTGACATTTCGGCTATTGATAAGAGGTGTCAAATGACCGCGCAAGATTATATCTATAAGAAGAGGTATCGCGACGAACTCCGCCGCGCCGTCGCGTCACTCGTCGCAAACCCTGCGGCGAGCGAGTCGATATCAACGCCGAACGGCGGCTCGCGGTCGGTGTCCTACGCCTCTCTTCCCGCGCTTCAGGCGGAACTCCGCACCGTCGAAACAGAGATTGACGAGTTTCGGCGATCCATTTCAGAGCCGATGGGCATCGGCGTCAATTACGCGAGGTGGTGCTAATGGCTATCAAGAAACCGAAATCCGTGGCGAAGCCGAAGGTGTCGGCGAAGATGACAGGGTATGATGCGGTGACGCGCCGCGTCGGACGCGAGACCGTGCCTATAGAGACGAAGGACGAGGATCATATCCTCAACTCGTTCCGGCGTTCGCTCCTCGTCGCCACGCAGCGCGACGCCTTCCGCAATACGACCTTCTCTCCAGCAACCGCCTTGCAGTTGCAGGTGAATGTCATCGGTAACGAAGGAGGCAAGCTCACGCTCGTCACCGAGGACAAGGAGTGGAACGCCCGTATCGGACGCGCCTTCCGCCGTTGGTCGAAGCATTGCGGCTTTACGGACGGAATGTCACTCAACGAGATGCTTCAGCTCAACCTCATTCAGCTGACGCACAACGGCGGCGACTTCATCGCTGTGTTCGACGACGGCTGTTTGACAGGAGGTCACGGCACGGGCAAGATTCGCGTTTTCGAGTCAGACGAAATCAAGCCGATCAACGAGGCGACATTTGCGAAGCTCTACGGCGAGGATCACTATCAGCAGAACGGCCTCGCCTATGACCGCTACGGACGCCTCGTCGGCGCGTTCGTCTCGACGCACGGACGGCTCAACTCCGTCTTTGCGGATGACGAGTTCATTCACTTGAAGCTCAAGACACCCGCCGAGTTCGACGACTCCAACTGGATTCTCGTTGCTAATCGTTGGCGCGTCAATCAGGGGCGCGGCATTTCCACCGCGACGCACGTCACGAACCTCTTGCAGGATTGCGCGGACACGCAGGGAAGCGAAGTCCAAGCCGCGAAGATCAACAGCTCCTTCGGCGTTGTCGTTCAGCAGACGAAGCCGGACGTCGGCTTCACGTCTTCGCGCGGTTTCGATTCCGATCCGTCTGGTCTCGCCGGACTCACGCCCGATGAGCGCGCGGAGCTGACGGAACTCGAGAACAAAGCGGAGAACGAAGCCCTAAAGCGCGCGTCCGACAAGCTCCTCGCGGGACAGTCCGCCATCGTCAAACTCGCGGCGGACAAGGAACTCAAGTCGTTCCAGACCGACCGCCCGAATCTCGATGTGGTGGCGTTCCTCCGCGATATGAAGAACGAGGCGGGGACTGTCTTCGGACTCCCGCCGTCCGTCGCCACCCTTTCGCCCGGCGGAAGCTATACGCAGTTCCGTGGTGAACTAACGATGGCTGAGAAGGCGTTCGCGCGCCTCCGCAAGTTGCTCGAACGCGGATTCCTCGACTGGGTGGCCGTCCGCTTCATCGAGTGGAACGGCGATGTCGTCGAGGACTTCGATTTCGCGCTTGCGTGGCAATGGCCGAAGATGCAGGAGGTGGACGAGGGAAGTTATCAGACCGCGCTCGAAAAGAAATTCAACCTCGGTGGCGTGACGTGTCAGAGCGAATACGGGCCGGACTGGGAGAAGATCGTCGAACAGCAGGCGATCGAGCGCAAGTTCTTCGCGGATCGCGGTCTCGTCTATCCAGCAGACCGTGGTTCTAACGGCTTCACGAATAACCCGAACAGCATTCCCGGCGGCAACGAACAGAACCGCCGCGACAAGCAGGAACAGGAGGACGCAGAATGAACCTCAAGATTCAAGGCACTATCGTCTCGCCCGATTACGATGACGAGTATTTCGCCGCGTGGATTGATCGCGGCATCATCACCCCTTCTTCGCGCGTCGTTGCGGCGATTGAGTCCGCGAACGAGCCGATTGACCTCTATATCAACAGTTACGGCGGCGACGTGTTCGCGGGTGGCGAGATGCAGATTGCGCTTGTGAAAGCGGCGGTCGCCGGAAAGCTCCGCACTTGCGAGGTCGGTTCGATTGCCGCGAGCATGGCGGCGAATATCGTCACGGCTCTCCGCGCGAACGGCGTGGCGGTCGAAGGACACGTCAACTCGCAGCTCATGTTCCACGGGTGCTACACCGAGACCGTCGGCGGCGCACAGCACCACGAAGATGTCGCCGAATCGCTCCGCAACATCAACGAGTGTGCCATCGCCAACTTGAAGCGGTGCGGCGTCGAGGAATGCCGCGCGTGGTTCGCGGAGGGACGCGAGAAGTGGATGCCCGCCGACGAAGCGAAGAAGTGCAATCTCTTTACCACCATCGCCGAAACGGACGCGCCTGCGCCCGCCGAGGCAAAGCAGACCGCCGCACGGCTCGCGGCGTTCGCTTCATCCGTTATGAGCCGCACGGAGTATAAATCCATGATCGACGAGACCATTAAGGCGGAAGAGCCGAAGCCGGAGACGGCGGAGCAGACCGCCGCACCCGAAGTCGCGCCCGAAGCCGCTCCTGCGGCTGACGATCCGAAAACCGAACAGACGCCGCAGAAGATTGCGGTCGAAGCCACGCCCGAAACAACTGCCGAAACAGCCGAGCCAGTTGCGCCGACGGAAGCGGAGATCGAGGCGAAGGTGACAGCGCTCGCCAACGAGCGTTTTGCGAAGCTCCAGTCTTCGCACGACAAGATGATTTCCGAACTCAACGAGAAGCTGGTGAAGGCCGAAGCCGCCCTTGCGTCCGCGATTGTGGAACGTGATCAGGCGGTCAAGGAATCCGCCAAAGCGAAGGCCGCCCTTGACGAAGCCGTCAATCAGGCGAAGCTCGCCGAGCAGAACCGCGAGTCGGTCGTGGTCAGGTCCCTCGCCCCCGCCGATGCGAAGAAAGCGTCGTGGGCCGAGCAGTACAAGGCCGCAAAGCGTAACTACTAACACTCTCAAAGGAAACCATTATCATGGCTACTTCGATTACTACTCTGGCTCTCGACATCGCCGCCGAGAAGTCCGTCCGTGCCGCCCGCGCGAAGCTCGCGCCGCTCGGCCTGTTCGCCACCTCCTTCGCCGCCGCTCAGGCTGACAAAGGTGATACCGTGAAAGTCCCCGTGTTCTCGCGCGCTTCCGCCTCCGAGTTCGCGGCTGGCTCGAACGATTACACCTCCGCGTCGTCCGCTGGCGTCGCGGGTGTCAGCATCGAGCTGAACAAGCATCCGTGGCAGAGCCGTCGCCTCCTCCCCGATGACGCGATGGAGACCGACGCTGGCCGCGATTGGGTCGAGCAGACCACCGTCTGCTCGGTCGAGTCCGTCGCCAAGTACATGGCGGAGACCGTCCTCGTCGGCACGATGAAGACGACTGGCATCCAGACGCTAACGATCAGCGGTGACACCGCTAAGAAGAAGGTCGCAAAGATGCGCAAAGACTGCATCGCCAAAGGCATCAATCCTGCCGAGGCGACGCTCCTCCTCCCGGCGGCTCTCTACACCGACCTGATCGAGGAACTTCCGTTCAACGTTCTCGGTGCGCAGAACGCGCTCGTGGACGGCTACATTGACCGCATCTTCGGCTTCGCCCGCGTGGGGGAGCTTCAGGACGAGGTCAGCTACACGAACGACAGCTCCAAGAAGGTCACGCTCGACGCGATGATCGTGGCGAACGACGCCATAGGCGTTGCGACCCGTCTCCCGCTGGTGATGAACCCGGAGAAGTTCGACGTCTCCACGCTCGCGCTCTCTGAGGTCGGCCCGTGGTCGTTCCAAATCCGCGCGACTGGCACGGCGGCTGTCGATGCGAAGTTCCTCGGTGCTGAAGTGATCTTCGGCTTCGCGGTTCTCCAGCCCGGCAAGGTCTTGGTCGCTTCGACGACCGAGGCCTAATGGCTCAAATCATCCGGCGGACGGGGAAGTCCTCTCCGCCGGGTGCTTTCCTCTCGCAAACGAAATCCCCTCAAAAGGTCACGCAATGAAACACATCATCACTCTCGCGGCGGTTGCCTGCGCCTTCGCTCTCAACGCCGCCACTTTCTACAATCTCAAGAACGGACTCAACGACATCGAATCGTCAGGCGAAATCGTCGCCATCGAAGCGAACACCGTCAGCGGCTCTCAGGTCGTTACCGCGTCCGTCGAGACCGCCGTCAGCGAATACACGAACGTGTACAAGTCCGTCACTTCGCGCCATCTTCGCTATGATTTCACGATCACGAACTACGACGGCAATGCGTCAATCGCGACGAACTGCCTCGACAAGTTCGTGAAGTCCAACTGGTACACGACGAACGGACTCTACAAGATCATCTCGCCGATCACGACCGCGCCCACGAATATCACAGAATCCGTCGTCGCTGGCAAAGCTCTCAAGGCGACCTATTCGCATGAGACCACCATCGGCAACGGAACGGCATCGAACCACTATCTCAAGATCACGCCCGCTTCGACGACCTACTTCATCGGCGGCAAGATCAAATGCTCGTGTGGTGACGGCGATTCCGTCCGCATCCTCATCAAGTAAATCTTGATTTTCCTCTACCCCGCCCCGTCACGGCCTCATTTCCCGTGGCGGGTTTTTTTCTTTGACATCTCGGCTATTCATAGAATGAATCCGTATCGTAAGATAATCGCCATCGAAGGATCACGAGGCGCGAACGCCACGCGCGTCATGATCTCTCTCGTCGCAGAGACGATGGATGGTTCGCTGGATGAGCCGCTTGCGGATTCGTGCGTTTCGTCGAGCATCCGCCGCATGACGTTCATCGTCAAGGCGTCAGATCTCGGCGCAGTCGTTCCGCAGGTCGGCGACATCGTTCGCGGAGAAGACAACGTTCGTTTCGCCGTGCGCAAGGTTCAGCCCTTCTACTCGCGCGAATACATTCTGGACTGCCGCTCATGCTGATAGAACAGACACTCGAGGCGACTATCGCCACCAAGCTCGCCGAGCTCACCGCGCTCGCGGGCGCAGACATCATTGCCTCGCGCTCACCCGCCGCCGCCGGATTCGTCAAGGGCGAGACGGACGCGGACGCCAAGCAGGTCGTCGCCGTCGCGCTCGGACTCCGTCAGCATGACGACTTCACACTCCCGACCGTCAACATCACGGGGTCGGTCGCCGTCTCTACACGCGCCGAACTCTGTCCGACCGGGGCTGAACATGAGACCGCCGTCGAAGCAGTCGCCGACCTCTTCAGCGCGTGGCATCAGAACGGCGCGACCTTCTCAACAGATATCTCAGTCGACGACAGGTTCTTCGCCGCCGAACTCCGCATGGACGGCGGGAGCGGCAAGGCATTCGACGATCAGCGCAGCGTCTGGACGGAATCAATTTCTTTCACCATCCGAGGCACACTCCTCGAATCCTCTAACACCTAACAAGGAATACCATCATGGCATTCAAGACTAAATCCGATTATTTCGGACTCGGAGCGGTGAGCGGCCTCCAGCTTCTCTCTTCGACCGAGAACAAGTCGCAGTCCACCGCCGAGGCGAAGGGCGAGAACGGATTCGTCGTCGCCGTCGAACCCTACGGCGAGACATCCGCGCCGTCGAACGACCTCGTCGTCAAGAACGCTGGCGTGACGCTGTCGAGCATCATACTCGGCACGATCACGACCATCGGCAACAACAAGTTCTGTCTCGCGAACCTCACCATCAACACGTCCGCCGGGGCCGCGCCGACGATCTCCGCGAGTGGTCAGCAGGTCGAAGTCGGGGCGACGGCGAACTGCACCTGCACGCTTCCGTCCATCTCCGTCAGCGGACTCCATCACGCGCAGACCTTCGGCGCGTTCACGGTCGGCGGACTCGGTGCGCATCTCACCTCTTGCAACCTCTCTGTCGGCGGGACGATCTCGACCGCGACGAAGGACGG